ATTCTTCCTCCAAAACTGAAATAATTTTATAATTACCTTTTACTTGCGCTTTTAATTCTCGAACCATCGGCGTAAGTATCTTGTAATTCCGTCTACCAAGTAAACGCAAAATACGTTTAATCAATTCTAAATCTTCAACAGGTACCATTACATAATCCATAAATCGCTCCTTATTCTGTCTATCTGATTTACATCCCATAATGTATAGTATGTCGCCAACTTTTTCATCTGTCAAGTAATTTTTTTATAAACTTATAAAAAACTACACAAACAACAACCAAAAGCACTAACATTGCCAACGCCGAAAGCAAACCAGCAACATCCATTCTAGAATTCTGCACAACATCAACATCTCTAACACCCATTTCATTACCTCACTGCATTTGTTTAAGAATAGGATTCATCGCTTTTTCAAACCATTTATTACCAAAAAGACTATCAATCGCTTTATTTCCAAGACTTGCAAAACCTTTAGCAGCATTTCCAACTTCACCATAATTATAACGCGGGTTAATACCCGTTGCATAATACTTTTGTAAATCAACAAGCGTCATAACTCTTTCCATCTGCGCCGTAAGTATATCACTCGCAATTTTATCCATCTGCATCTTATACAGATTTCCGTGAATTTTGTTCAAGTCAACATTCGAACGGCTTAAACCTGAATTCGCACGATTTAAATCTTTCTGCGAGCCATAAAATGAAGCATCACGACGAGAAGCCTCTGCTCCAATTTCACGAGCTTGATACGCTCTCGCCAAATTATCAGCAATCTGGCTATCAACAGCCGTAGACTGCGCGTCAAATAATTTTCCTTGCGATACCGCGCGAGAAGTATTCGCTTGAGCTTCCTGCGTCTCCGCTGAAAGTTTACGAATTTGAGCCAGATTCGTCAATGCCGCAATCGCATTCATTGCAACATCCATCTTCGAAGCATCAACTTGAGGAGCCTGCACAGGAACCGAAACGCCGGCATTTGCAGCACTACCTGCAGCAAGCGTTTTAGATAAGCCGGCAGCTTCCAAATCGGCAACACGACGCTGCACCGCATTATCCTCACGAGCAAAAATCTGCTGTTGAATACCTTTATCATACTCCATCTTTTGATGCTGTTGAACAGCATTATATATACTAATACCACTATTCACAGTACCAGAAATCGCACCTGCTATAATCTCTGCAATCGGAGCACCCATCTTTTACCACCTTTCGGTGTCATCTAGCATTATACACAACAAGAAAGGGTTAATGCTAGATGACCAACTCAAATTGAATTAGGGGAAAGGGGTTGCGCCCCCTTTCCCCTAAAACCTCATTTGCCGCTTTGACTCTCTTGAGGAACATCCGATTCACCTTTGACATCAGTGGATTGCTCCGTAGCGGCAATCGTTGCATCTTGCTGTGTCTCTATTTGTTTAGCAACATTTTGAGACATTCGCAATAATGCATCTCTTTGTGCCACTGCTGCATCCACAATGTCAAAATCTTCATCACGTGTTAAATCTTCAAGAGATTCATCAATCTCACCATCAAAATCATAAATACCAAGATTACGCACAAAATCAAGGCTTTTTCCTGCTTTCAAAAATCTATCAACCTGTTGCGCTACCGAGAGCGGACGAACAAGCTGAAAATCTGAAACTTTCTTCGCATCATAAACAGGATTGACCATCTTCCAAGTCGCTGTAGTTTGTTCTGTCATTTTACACCTCAATGATCAATAAGACCGGGAACGGGAATAAGCGGCATCGGACGCCACGCATCAACACGCGTCAAAATCTCGATCACCGCACAATTTTCATCATGCACCGCGAAAATATCCTTACGAGGATAACAACGTATAAACGATGAGTTCAACTGCGGAGGATTCGCCGGATCAAATTGCCGAGCCAAATGCCAATAACCATATTTTTTACGCATATCACCGCAAACCTGCGTTGTCTTTGCACGATATTCATCATACCGCCCTTGATAACCGAACAAACCGGCAGCACCATCACCAAGCTGCGCAGGTGTCATAACCGACGGAGACGCAACCAATTCAGCTTCACGCACTTCCTGTTCAGATAAATTAGCAAACTCGGGAAGATAGAAATCATACCGCGACCGTCGCAACATTTCACGATGAATACCTTGCGAACTAAACGACTGGTCCGGACGCAAAAAAGCAAGACCGATTACATAGCCATGTTCACGAGCGCTAAACTTTCCAACAAAATCACCACCAATCGAAACACCACGAGACGCTAAATTACCTTGCGGACTGTTCGAAACCGACGAAGATGTCTGAACAACCTCATTAACCAATACAACCGATTTAGTACCTCCAATAAAATGCGGACGCTGGAGTGTATCATCATTCGGCGCTACACCAAACACAGACAAAAGACCTTCAACATACCGAGCACCTCCACGCGCCATTCGCTCCATAAAACGTTGGGTTTGAAACATCAAACGCATATCCGATACATCCGCAAAACTTGACGATTCCAACGGAAAACGAGAATAAGCTAAACGCTGAGGAACACCCTCAGGTTGCTTAGTAGTAGACACACGATTATTTGCTGGCAAAATATTCCCAGTATTATTAACTATAAGTTTTTGCTCAGTATCATTTATATAATTTGAATCAAAATCAGCATAATTTGAATTAAAAGTAGGAAATGGCGGATCTTCCATAAAAGCAGCATTAGCAGTACGTCTATGAAAACGTTCTAAATATAATCTTGCATTATCCACAGAAGTAGGAACCAATGTAAAACCAGGAGAACTCAAAGGCAAAGCAACCGGCTCACCACGCTGTTGCCACGGCAAAGACGATGTAAAATAATTTGAGGTCCACGTACACAAGAACAATCCCATATCATCGAGCTTTCGTTCATCTTCCAAGTTCTCATTTCGATAACATTCGTTGTAAATATAATTATACGCAATCAACGGAAAAGCAAGCGGACAATACGCCGAATAATCTGTATCCGCACCATTCTTTCCAACATCACTCAAATCTCCAAATCCAACAGACGTCGGAAATCCAAACGCATCCCAGAGCGAACCGACAGCATCAGCTTTTCCAGTTCGAGGAACAAGGGCGCCACTGACAACTTTTGAACCAGAAATTCGAACATCATTTTTATTCGGAATCCAGAGGGGCAGGGTAGGGGTAATACCGGCTTCAGTTACTCCATCACCTTTCTTTCCGCCAAAAATAAAAGTCTCCCAACCTTTTGCAATTTCGGGAAACTTCTGCTGATACAATACACGAGAGGGAACATACCAGAAATGCGTTATAAACTTAATACCAGTCATCGGAACCGACACCATCGGTAAAAGCCGAACAAGCGCCGAAGCGCTTATTTTCAACACATCACCAGGAATAACTTCTCGGAAATATACAGGATGAACTTCACCCATATCACAAGAATACATCTTATGATTATCCAAACGGAACCGCGACCGTTTCAAATGCCGAACAGGCACTTGTCCGAATACATCCATCATTCAGCTCCTTGCGAAATCTGTTCCGCAGAAATAGGCTCAACCTCTGATTCAACCGAAGCATCTTCATCATACAAAACATCACACGCTTTCATTACTTCTTGAGGAATTATTTTTATATCTTCAGAAAAAACAATTCCCGTTTCTTCATCATAATCGCACATCGAAATCAACGAAAAATCATCCAACGAAATATTCTTTTGCTTTACCATAACACGATTCACCGTATCTGCAAAAATACGCTTCGCGACACCGTCATTCTTTGCATTGAACACATTTCCACACAATTCAGCAACCTTATCGTAAATACAATAGATTTTCATTTTTACACCTCACTATGTTTGTTATAAAGCGATATCTTTGAATTGACAGTCTGTTCACGCAATCGAGCATTTTTCCTACGCTCCGAAAGATAATACATGTATGCCATATCATAATCATTCTGATCAGACAGCGAAAACTCGGAACCAAACTTCGACGAAAAAATACGCGCAAAACGCAAAAAATCTTCCTGCTCTTTATCACGCATCAATTCATTAAGCCGTTCCTTGTCCACATGGATTTTTTCTCGGTAATAACGAGGCAACGCCATCACATGCTTATCAATTCGCACTAAACCGCTTTCCTTTAAAAAATCTGCATTCTCGATCGCAAAACCGAGACCTAAACCACGCGAACAAAGCGAGAAGGGCGGAGTAAGACCATTTTCTTGATAATACGTCTTTCCAGACTTACCGTACAATTTTTTCTGCACATAGCCAGCAACATACCTACAACTATCATACGTTACCGATCCAATAGCTTTAGACGGCAAACACGCCCAATCTGCATACATCCACGCATTTTTAATTAACATTCTGTCAACCAAATCATTGGAATCCAGACCATATACTATTGCATGATAATGTGGACGATGTGTTACATCACCATATTCACCAACCGCATAATATTTTATCTTGCGACCACCTAAAGACTTGCGTAATCGTTTGAAAAACAGCTGTACGTGCCTTTTACGTAGATTAGGCGGCAGATCTGCATCACGATATGTCAACGTGATAAACGCCGCACTTTTCCAATCTCTCAACTCAAACATTAAACGCATAGCCCATTGGTGAGACCGCATGATTTTACACGGCATGCAATGACCACAGGGCAGTGGAACACCGCCCTTATAAAAAGGGCGGACACAAACCATATTTACCTGCTGAAACCGCCTCTACGACGGCTATACTTCGTTATACGACGATGACGTCTTCGACGACGGCTCACTTTTTACCTCCGGAAATCAATGAAACACCGGCTACCGTGCCAAAAATAGATTGCAATATTTTGACTGCAATATCAACGCCGCTATTGATGTGAGCAAGCGACTCGTTGCCCAAAACAATAGAGAGAGCGCAAAACACAACAGCAAGAAAAAACATGAGCATTTTCACCCATTTATTCTTGAGAAATTCCATCTGAAACCTCCGTACCTTCAAAAACCTTCGCAACAACAGGCGAACGATTTTGATTAAGCCAATCAACATAAGCCTGCGCCTTGTCTAAATCAGTGTAAGACCGACACCACGTTTGAAAGTCTTTCGACACCAACACAAAAAATACCTTCATCATTCTTCCTCCAAAACTGAAATAATTTTATAATTACCTTTTACTTGCGCTTTTAATTCTCGAACCATCGGCGTAAGTATCTTGTAATTCCGTCTACCAA